ACGCGCTGATGCCGTTCGCCTTCATCTGGAGCTCCTTGAGCAGCTCCACCCAGTCGGGGTCGGACAGGATCGTCTTCGCGTTGTCGGTGCTGAAGGGCAGCACCACGCCGTCATCCTCGGGCTGGAACCCCTCCCACTCGACCACGTTGGCCTCGGCGAACACGTTGGCCGTGATCAGCTCGTCCTCGGCGGGTTCGATGTTCTCCATGTCGACGTCCGCGGTGTGCTCGCGGAACGACTTGGACCAGTGAGGGTTGCCGCGGCCGGCACGGCGCAGCTTGAACCGACACGGGGTGCCGTCGCTGTTCTTGTCGAGGTCAAACCAGACCCCCTCGCGGACGAGCGCGCTGCTCGTCTTGTACTTGCTCTTGACTGACATGCTGGGTTCCTTACGATGCGTTGGCCATGCCCACGGTCGGGACGTACCGGAGGAACGTCACGAGCAGGGAATAGCCATGCTTACCCTTGGCTGCTGCCGTGTCAATGGGGATGGTGACGGGGGTGTTGGCTGCGACCGCGTTGCGCCCGTTGCCCAGGGACAGCGAGGCGATGTCGAAGATAACCGCCGCGTTGGCCTTGGTGAGGATCAGGTGCCACGTGGCCTCGCGACCCAGGCGCACCTGCCGGTTCTGGCCGACCCCGGTGAAGAAGCCGGTGATGCTGCCGGTGACCGCCAGCTCCCCGATCCCCACCCCGGCGTTGCCGAACACCTCGACCGCCTTGATGCCGGTGAGCTGATTGTTGATCGTCAGCGAGCTAGTGGAGCTGAACGCCACCAGGGCCGAGGGGTTGCCCGTGAGCGGATCGAGCACCGACAGCTTCTGCTGGTACACGTCCAGACCCGGCTTGAAGGCCGGCTCGTTCAGCGCGGGGATGCGAACGTCGCCCTCGCTGAGCAGGGCCTCGGTGTCCAGGCGCTCAAAGCTGGTGAGGCCGATGTACCCCAGGTCAACCGTCACCTTGGCGTCCGCCGCGGGGGTGGGCACCGTGATCGTCATCTGGTTCGCGTAGCTGCCGGCCACGTACTCGGCCTCGGCCCCGACACCGCAGCCGTACTGCCGCTCGTGGGTGAAGGTGATCGGGCGGATCAGCTCGCAGTCGTCCTCGTTGCGGACCACGGTGTCGTAGAACACCTGGATGGTCTTGCCCGCCCCGTTGGTCGTGGCCTGCACCCCGGTCGTCTTGCGGTACGCGAGCGAGTTGGCGGTGACCGCGTCGAGCTGGGCGTAGAACGGGGCGTTCTCGGCACCGGGCTCCGCGAAGCGCGTGGCCGCGGTGTCACCGCCAATGAAGTGGTACTCACCGAGCACGAAGTTCATGGTGGTGAAGTCGACGCCCGGCATGGTGCTGGTGAGCACGATGCCGTCCGCCAGCTTTGTGAGGCCAAGCGTGCCCGCGGCGAACTGGAAGCCGACGGCGTCGAGCGCCGCGTCGTCCGGGGCGTCGGGCTCGGGGGTCATGCCACCGGGGGCAACCGTCAGCTGGCCCGCGCCCGCCGCCGTGACAACCTGGATGCGCGCGTTCGTGGAGGCGATATCGAAGCCGCGAGGCTTGACGATCTGGCCTGCGCGGAAGCGGTCCAGCCCGGCAGCCGCGGTGAACTGCGCCGCCGTGCTCGCGGTGATGCTGACGCGGGCACCCTTGACCGGGGCGGTCGTCGGGCGCTGACGGGCCTCGGCGAACAGGAAGCTCCGCATGGGTACGACCATGTTGGTCGGCGTCAGGTCCTCCTGGAACCCAGCGGTCGGGCTGTTGTCCGACACCTCACCGCGCCGCGCCTGGCGGTCGTGGCTGAGCGGGTTGCGCCGCGACATCGTGAACGCGCCACCGAAGTCCGAGTAGCTGTTCGGCTCGCGCTCCTGCCAGGCCGGGTTCTCCGGCAGCTCACCAGGGCGCAGCTCCTCGGCCGAGTACAGCGACGTGAGGCTGCCGTTCTGGTGGTCCATGGCGGCGCCGTCGTACGCGCGGGCGGGGCCGGCGAGGACGGTCGAAGCGAGTGCGGTGGTACGGGTCTTCATCGGTCGTCCCCTCAAATGAACTGACGGTAGGCAAACTGTGATACAATGTTGGCCCGCAGCCAGTTGGGCTCGGCGGGTATGTTATCGTCAACCCGTGATCCTGTAAACTCGATTTCTGCCGATGGGTGGGTGCGAAAGCGGTTGCGCACCATCTCGGTGATGACGTCGAGGTTGGGCTGGGCGTTGACGTCGAGCGTCGGGAAGAACATCTGTACGATCACGCTGCCAGCCGTGACGAAGCGCCGCGTGCCGTCGCAGCGGAGGGTCTCCTGGTACTCCGCGGCCACCTGGAGGGTGACCCGTGCCCAGTACGCGTCGTTGGGTGGCACCAGGGGGACGCCGTCGGGTGGGCGGATGCCCTGGTAGCGCAGCTCACCAGCCGCGCCCAGGACGGCCGTGGTCGCCTCACCGAACGCGTCGGTGACGAAGGTGTTGATCTGGTCGCGGGCCTGGGACCGGTTCATCACTTAATGCTCAGTATGTACAGCACCACGTCCTCGGCCGGGCGCAGGGTGTCCAGGTTCACCAGCACCAGGGGAGCACCGTCACGCAGCACCTTGTCCCCGAGCGCGGGGACCCACCCCAGGGGCGGTGCCATGAGGCCGAAGGTGGTGAAGTCACCGGCCTCGATCGCGGCGCGGTAACGGGTCAGCCCGAACATGTTGCCGCTGGCCGGGACAAACACGATGGGTACATCGTGGTCAACGTCCTGGGTCGTGCTCCCCAGCCACGGCTTGGCCGCGTCGACGGGGACGGCGGTCTGCTTCACCCACTGGCAGAGCTGGCCGTCCTCCTCGATCGCCTCGCGTGCCGCGGCGATGTCCTCGTCGTAAGCACCGACGGCCATCAGCGGATCACCTGGCGCTGGGGCCGGAGCAGGAGTGGGGCGATCAGCATGTCAGCCGCGGGGTACGAGCGGAAGGTGCTCGCCCGGCTCCCGGCAACGACCGCGAAGGTGCGCTCGATGGGACCCACCTTGCGGCCCGTCATGACCACACTGTGCCCGGAGGCGTCCACGGTCGGGTCGGGGGCCAGCGGGCCGCGCTTGGCGCGGGCGGCGTACTCGCACGTGGCGCGCAGGAGCTGATCCGGCATCCAGGCGGCGCCGCTGCCGTGGGCGCGCGGGAACGCGAGCGACTGGGCGGCCGCGAAGGGGGTGCTGGCGAACCGGGTGGCCCAACGCATGTCGATGTAGCTGGTCGCGTCCACCAGCCAGCCGCGTTGCTGGGCCTCGGTGCCGGCGAACTCGGCCGAGCGGTTGCGGTCGGCGAAGTAGCTCAGGGCGTACTCCAGGGTGGCGTAGCTGTTCGCGCCCGCGATGACACTGCCGTCTTCGACGATGAACGCCATGTCCGCTCCCTGGTGGTCTCCCCGACGACCGCGGCCGCCGGGGAGTGGTACGTCTTACTTGTTGGCCCGTGCGGCCGCCGCGCGGCGTTCCTGCTGCGATCGCAGGAACGTCTGGATCGTCGCGATGTTGCCCGACTGGGGGCGGTTCGCTTCGATCTGACGGCGGAGCTGGGCCTCGGTGCGCAGCGACGTGTGGAGCTGGCTGCTCAGATCATCGATCTGGCGGCGCAGTTCCTCCGAGCGCGCCGACGCCTGCTCCAGTTCGGCCTCACCTGCCGCGACCGCGTCGGGGTCACCGGCGAAGTCATGGCCCATCTGCTCGAGTTGGGCTTGGCTCGGACCGTCGCCGGCAGTGATGCCAGAGTGTCCGAACGGTCCACCTGCCGTAGCGCCCTCGAAAAAGGTCGCCCCGTCGGCGCCCTCCGCGATCACTGCACCACCCGCGGCCTTGGCCTCGACCAGCGGGTCGGCGGCGCCGCCCAGGCTGATGCTCGGGGTGTTGCTGCCCTGCGCCGGCGCCTGGGTGGGCGTCAGCACCGAACCCGCGGCGCGTGCAGCGACCTCACCGGACAGCTCGATGTCGCGACCGGCGTTCTGGACGGTGCCCTCGGGAGTGCCGAGCTGATTGGCACCGGCGTCGGTCACACCCTGCACCACGCCGATGGGACGCTCGCCGGGTTCGCCGTTGCTGGGGAGCTCGACGTGGGTGCGGCGAACCTCACCCTCGACAGGCTCCGGCGAGCGCGCGGTGGTGGCGCCACCCATGCCCGTCTGGCCCGAGATGTCCTCGGCCGTGGTCTGGGTACCGCTGGCACCCGAGTCAGCACCGGACGCCCCGTAGCGGGCGGCCAGCTCGGTGGTCTTCACGACCTCCTCGCCCCGGTAAGCGTAGTCGGGGTTGGTCGGGTGCGGCTGCCAGCCGTCTGCGAGCAGCTTGGCGCCCAGGGTGTCACCCTGCTCCTGGTCGGCCGGTGCCTGGTCGGTGGCCGGGACGTCCGGGGTGCCGGGGCGGTTCTCGCCACCAGCGGCCTCGCGGTTGAAGCCGGGGCGCGCGGCCTCGACCATCGGTCGCGTAATGGTGGCATCGCCAGTCAGCGACTTGAGCGTGTCGATGCGCGGCTCACCAGCGGCGGTCCAGTGCGCGTCGTTCTTGGGGTCGAGCTGGCCGAGCGCGTTGCGGATCGCTTCGCTGTTGTCCTCGGCGTGGGCGCGCGCGGCAACCGCGAGAGCGGTGCTGGCGAGCAGGATGTGCATGGTCTTCACGAGGGTTCTCCCGTTGGTTTGCGAGCAGATGGAACGGGGGCGCCTCGCGGCACCCCCGTAGCGCATCAGAACTCGCGGCTGCGCAGGCGCGCGATGCGGATCATCTTCCGCTCGCGGAAGACCCGAGTCCAGCTCGCAGCCGACATGAGGTCGGCGTTGCTGGGGCCACCCGCGGGCGTCGGACCCTGGTAGGCGTAGCCCACCGGGTGGATCAGCCACTCGAGGCGGCTGTGCAGCACCTCCTGACCGGAGCCGTTACCGGCGGCGGCGACGCGCGACACCTCGGTCGGGACGCGCGGGGTGCCCTGCCCGAGGCGGAACGCGTCCGCACCGAACAGCCACGTGTCGAACACGCCCTCGTTGTGCGTGACGTTGTCGTCGACGATGACCTCGCGCCCCAGGTACATGGGGATCTGCGCCGAGTCTGGGTCGCGCGGGTTGACCCCGTACACGATCAGGCCGTCGGTGAGCAGGCGCGTGAACGGCACCGAGTGCATCATCGCCATGGTGAGACCGTCCATGCGGTCGCCCATGGTGGCGAACGCCGCGATGAACGGTGCGCCGCCGATGTTGGTGACGCCCTCCTCGAAGGCCCCAGCGGGACCACCCGAGATGTCATGCGTGAGGTCGTTCTGGGTGTGGCGATCGTTGCCGCTGGGTGCGGCCGCGTTGTCGGCGAACACACCGTTCAGCTCGGCGATGAACGCACGCTGGAGACGGCGCGACCAGTAGGAGCCGACGCGGCTGGCGATCGCGGCCATGGGGTCCATGCCCGTGAGGTCGGCCGCGAGGTCCATGCTGGACCAGGAGTTGTTGCGCGACAGCCGGACCTGCACCTCGGTCTGCGTCCCGATCTTGTTCGGGGTGCTGAGGTCGGTCGGGTCATCGTTGCTGATGTTCTCCTCGTCGTCGTCGAGGTCGCGGAAGCCACCCTGACTGAACGTGAGACCAGCGCCGGCGAGCAGCGCGCTCATGGCGGCATCAACGGTCACCGCGCCGGAGCGTACCAGCCGCGACTCGTTGAGCGTGGCCTGGAGCACCGCGGGGGTGAAGATCTCGGGGACGATGAGGTCCGCGATGCGGGTGACACCGGCGTCGCCGGCGCGTGCCGGGCCGGAGAGTGCGGAGGTGGCCGCGAGGGCCATGCGGGCATTCGACTTCATGGGAAGCTCCATGGTTGAAGGATCAAGTTTGCCAGACTCGAAACCTGCCCCATGGCCCGGTCGATGATCTGATGGGGTTCGGCCCATGCCACCACCTTGACGGTGATCA